AAAAAGAAGAACATTGCCGAACTGTCCAAGATGATGCTGGGCATGAAGATGTCAGACCGGAATGCAGCAGCACTGAGGAAGCTTGTACCGGATATATCGGATGAAGACATGACGAACGCCGCTGCGATGGTAGCGGGACAGATAAGCAGCGCTATTCGTGGGAATACGACAGCATTTCAGGCAGTGTGTGAGCAGGCCGATATAGCGCAGAAGAAGGAAGAGGCAGAGGAAAAGCTGCACGCTACGTATCATCTTGACCTGGATCAGATTCCTGATAACTTTCACAGGCTGATAAGGGACGTCCGAAGACATGACCATCAGCAGTATGTCATGCATGGCGGCCGAGGGTCGATGAAGTCATCAACCGCAGCCATGATCTTTATAGAACTGCTCAAGAACAACAAAGGTGTTCATGGTGTTGTGCTCAGACAGGTTAAGGATACGCTGAAAGATTCAGTTTTTGCCAAGCTGCAGTGGGCGATATCCAAACAGGGACTGACCGAGGAGTTTAAGATAACCAGGTCGCCTATGGAGATCACGCTGATAGCGACCGGGCAAAAGATATACTTTAGGGGCGCGGATGATCCGGGGAAGATTAAGAGTATCTCTCCTGAGTTTGGTTATATTGGAATCTTGTGGTTTGAGGAACTGGATCAGTTTGGCGGTCCTGAAGCGGTCCGTAAGATTGAACAGTCAGTAATTCGAGGCGGGGATAAGGCATGGATATTCAAGACCTTTAACCCACCGATTGCGAGGACGAACTGGGCGAACAAATACGCGGATGAGCCGAGTGAGTTTAAACTGGTTCACAAATCGTCTTATACCGACTTGGGAGCGGAAATAGAATGGCTTGGCGGCGCGTTTATCCAGGAGGCTGAACACCTTAAGGCGACTAACCCGACAGCATATGATCATGAGTATGGTGGACAGCCTGTGGGGCTCGGTACGGAGATCTTCCCATTTATCGAGCTGAGGACTATCACAGACGAAGAAATAGCGCAGCAAGAGAGGATATACCAGGGGCAGGACTGGGGCTGGTCGCCTGATCCGAAAGCATTTGTGAGGCTGTCATATAACCACAACACCGAAACGATCATGCTGCTGGATGAGATGGGTGGCACTTGCATCAGAACCAAGGACTTTGCCGAGATGATAAAGGCGAAGGGGTATGATGACTATGAGATTCGGTGCGGTGTAGATGAACCTGAACATATCAATGATTACAGGGATATGGGCCTGCCTGCCAGAGAAGCCATTGTGACGCCTGGAAGCGTTCGAAGAACACATGAATGGTTACAGTGCAGGAAGATAGTAATTGATCCCGCAAGAACGCCGCGGGCATACAAAGAGTTTACGGAATATGAACATGATGTAGACGCAAAGACAGGTGAAGTGATAGACGGATATCCAGACAGGAATAATCATTGGATAGATGCGGTCCGCTATAGTATCAGTCCGATTGCAATGAGAAGAGGAAATCCCGCATAAACGCTATAAAATGTGCGGGAAGTTAAGGCGGGTAAGAAATGAACATTTTCGCACGTTTTAAAAGGTGGTTTGAGTCCATGTTTAAAAAACAGGCAAAAGAAGAATTTAAGATCAAACAGATTACAACCGATACCATGGATTCACTGATTTCTCAGTGTGCGCGGGTTTATGTGGGTAATCCTGACTGGGTGGACTCAGAAGACCATATAACAACGGTTAATTTCGCAAAGACGATCTGCGCGGAAGTGGCAACGCTAACCACATTGGCAATCAAAGTCCAGATAGGCGGCGGCGCCCGTGCTGATTGGATGCAGTCTATCATTGATAAACTGTATTTTCAGCTTCGTGAATGGGTTGAATACGGATGCGCTTATGGTACCGTCATTCTCAAGCCGTCAGGCGATGAGGTATCGCTGATTCTTCCTGATAATTTTATTGTTGTCAGCAAGAAACAGGAAAACGTGACCGCGGCTGTATTCATAGATCACGCTAATGAGGATGACCGCTATTACACGAAACTTGAGTATCACAGGTTCCTGGATGATGAAGTGTACATGATTACGAACAGAACGTATGTTTCGTCATCAAAGGAAAAGATAGGCGATCCGTGCAATATCGCAGATACGCCGTGGTCGGACCTTCTGCCAGAGGTAGCTATACAGGGGCTTGAACGCCCGCTGTTTGCTGTTCTTCGGACGCCAAAAGCAAACAATGTAGAGATCGGCTCCCCGCTTGGCCTGCCTGTTTATTATGACGCACTGGAAGAACTGAAAGACCTGGACATTGCGTACAGCCGCAACAGCAAAGAGATCAAAGACAGCAAAAGAACGGTTCTTCTGGACAGTGACAGACTGCTTCCGTCAGGTATGCCGATAAGAAATACGGCAGGAGGTTTTGAGTCCGCTAAAGACGGCCTGGGCCTGCCTGATTATGTGAAAGCTGTATATGGTGACGGGCGGGATACCTTCTATCAGGAGATAAACCCGACACTGCAGACCGATATGCGCATAACAGGGATTAATAATCTGCTGTCACAGATCGGGTTTAAATGCGGCTTTGCAAATGGTTACTTCGTACTGGACCAGAAAACAGGCATGATAACGGCCACACAGGTTGAAGCGGATGACAGGCGAACGATTCAGACCATTAAGGACACGCGCGACAAACTGGAGAACTGTATAAATGATCTGCTGTATGCTTTAAACGCGTTTGCAGACCTGTATAACCTGGCTCCCGCGGGGACATATGAAGTCACCTATGATTTCGGGGACATAACCTACAACCGAGAGGAAGACCGTCTCAGATGGTGGCAGTACGTACAGGCGGGCAAGGTTCCTGCATGGATGTATTTTGTGAAGTTTGAGGGCATGACCGAAGAGGATGCAAAAGCGATGGCTGAAGAAACGAACGTAACACAGCCATTGTTCGGTGAGGAATAATGCTTACACCTGATTATCTTCTCCATATCACAGAGGGCGCGGAAGAGATCGCGGCAGAGCTTCACACGGCGATGCTGAAAGAGGTAACGCGCCGCATACTTGAGCGCCAGAGGAAGGGATACGGTTACATTCTGACACCTGCTGACCGTTGGCGCCTTGAGTCGTTGCTAGAGCTTGGCGAATTAAGGGATGACCTGATAAAAGAGATCGCAAAGTACACAAAGTATGAAGAAAAAGAGATCAGAGCGGCTTTTAAGGATGCAGGCGTTAAAGCGCTGTCATACGATGACAAGATATATAAACGCGCAGGCTTATCGCCTGTACCGTTGGCACAATCGCCCTTCATGTTGCGGTTAATGCAACGGAACTATGAAGCTACATTAGGCGAATGGTCGAACGTCACCCGCACAACTGCGGACGCTACAGAGCAGACGTTTATTGATACCATGGATCAGATATACAGCCGCGTCACATCAGGCGGCACGGGGTATATTGATGCATATGTGGACGGCATAGATTCACTGGCCAAACAGGGCTTATATGTGCATTATCCGTCAGGCCATAGAGACACGATAGAAACGGCTACACTGCGATGTGTAAGGACAGGCGTATCACAAGCCTCCGCACAGATACAGATGGCGCGGATGGATGAAATGGACTGCGACCTTGTTATTGTATCCTCACACATGGGAGCGCGTCCGTCACACCAGGTATGGCAGGGCAAGATATATAGCCGAAGCGGAACCAGTAAAAAGTATCCTGATTTCGTTTCCTCCACTGGGTACGGCACAGGTGAGGGCTTGTGCGGGTGGAACTGCCGACACAACTTTTCACCGTATTATGAAGGGCAGGGCAACCCGTTCGAAAGATACGATGATGAAGAAAACCGCGAACTATACGAACGCACGCAGGAACAACGTGCAATGGAGCGGGCAATCCGCAAGAGCAAACGCGAGAAAGAAACTCTTGCAGACGCCGTAGATCATGCGCAGGACGAAGAAACACGCAAACAGTTAGCAGAGCGCCTGACGCGATCCAGGAAGCGGCTAGCACAGCAGAACGCCGCATATAAGGATTTCTGCGCAGAAAACAATCTGAGGCCATTACCTGAGAGGCTGAAGATTGGAAAAAGTAAGTAAGCATCCGAAAGGGTGCTTTTTTAATTGGTCAGTCGATCAGACCTAAAACAGTCAATTCACGGGACGGCGGTTACAGTCCTAAAACAACCTACATGTGAAAGGAGCAACTAATGAAAACAGAAGATTTACAGGCACTCGGACTTAATGAGGATCAGATCAAAAAGGTTTTTGAACTGAGCGGCAAAGATGTAAACGCAGAAAAGAAGAAGACGCAGGCGGCAGAGGCAGACCGCGATCAGTGGAAGACGCGGGCAGAGACAGCAGAAGACACCCTGAAAGGATTTGACGGTGTAGATGTAGACGGCCTCAACAAACAGATCGAAGACTGGAAGAACAAAGCGGCAGAAGCCCAGAAGGACTTTCAGAGACAGATCGAAGAACGCGACTTCAATGACGCACTCAAGGAAGAAATGGAGGCGTTCAAGTTTACGTCTGAAGCGGCGAAAAAGGCAATCATGGCCGAAGTCAAAGAAGCGGGCCTTAAGCTGAAGGACGGCAAGATTTTGGGCCTGTCAGACCTGATTGGTCAGATCAAAGAGAAGGATGCATCAGCGTTTGCACCTGACAAAGACCCCGCAAAATTCACAGACCCGCCGAAGGACCCGCAGGGCAACCAGACAGGGTTTAGCAAACTGAGTTTAGCGGAGAAAATGAAGTACGCAAACGAGCATCCGACCAGTGCGGATGTAATCGAATGGCTTAAGAAGTAAAGGAGATAACAATGGCAGGAATTTTTGATACTAAGTATTTTAATGATGAGGTATTCGGAAGATACCTTGAAACGATCCCCAGAGTAAAACAGAATGCATTTCTTTCGGCAGGCGTCCTCAATGTGAGGAATGATCTTCGTACACTGCTTACAGAGCAGACAGGCGGCAATTTCATTTCTCTTCCGATGGTAGGCAGGATCGGCGGCGCCGCGCTCAACTATGACGGCGCTACCAATATCACCGCAACTGGACTTGAGACTTTCCTCCAGTCAATGATCGTTGTCGGTAGAGCAAAGGGATGGCTTGAGAAGGACTTCAACACTGATATCACTGGCCATGATTTCATGGAAGATATCGCAAATCAGGTAGCGGAATACTGGGACGATATCGACCAGGCAACGATCCTGAATACTCTGGCAGGTATTTTCGGCGTTACCACAAATTCGTTCGCCGCAGATCACACTCTGGATATCACCAGTGCAACCACGAAGACCGTAGGCGCGGAAACCCTGAACAACGCGCTTCAGAAGGCCGCAGGAGCTAACAAAGCGCTGTTTACCATGGTCATCATGCACTCTGTAGTAGCGACCAATCTTGAGAATCTTCAGCTTCTCCAGCATGTAAAGGGAACCGAAGGAAACGGCATTCAGCGAGACATGGCGCTTGCAACCTGGAATGGCCGCACCGTCCTGATCGACGATGAAGTGCCTGTGGATACTTCTGGAACCAACCCGAAGTACACGACCTACATTCTGGGACAGGGAGCATTTGATTACTGCGATGTAGGCGCGAAGGTACCGCGTGAAGTTTACCGCGATGCAACCACGAACGGCGGCCAGGATATGTTTATCACCCGCCAGAGAAAGATTTTCGCTCCGCGTGGATTCAGCTTCGTACAGCCGACAACTCCGATCATTTCCCCGACAGATGCAAATCTGGCAACGGCGGCAAGATGGACACCTGTCAAGGATACCGCAGGAACAGGCTACTATCCGAAGCAGGCTTATCCGTTTGCACGTATCATTTCCGAAGGTTAAGGAGGTCTAAATGCCTGCTAATACTGAGTACACATCGCTCGGATTTGTGGAGAAGGACAAACTTAGTGAAGTGTTGGATTCGCAGACATTACCCAAAACGACCAGTACGGACAACGGCAAGGTGCTTACGGTTAAGGGCGGCAAATGGACAAAGGCAGTCCCCAGTGGACTGCCTGCTGTAACCGCCAAAGACAACGGTAAAGTGCTTATGGTGGTTGACGGGAAATGGACTGCTGTAAAGGTGGACTAAATGTACGCAACGTATGAAGACTATATCCAGTTATACGGCGAAGGAATCACTGAGCAGGAATTTGTGCGTTTTGAGATGGAGGTTGAGCGTATCATGGATATCGCCACGACCGGCATTGATAACGTGCAGAAGCTGAAAAAGGCATTCCCGGAGGACAGCAGGCAGGCGATCATGTTCTGCGCTTGCCAGATGATCAATGTAGCCAAGCAGATAGCAGATGCGGAAGCGGCAAGCGGTTATGTGGCCGGTGCCAACGGTCTGCAGGGTAAAACCGTGGCGTCAATGTCTGCCGGAAATGAATCGATTTCATTCTCAGGTGGCAGCGCAGCGATCACTGAAGCGGCGTTTAATGCCGAGAAGAAGGGAAAGCTGCTGAGGGATACCGCGAATGTATATCTGTCCGGTCTAACGGATGCGAACGGGGTAAACCTCCTGTATATGGGACCGTACCCGCGGGGGATTCTCGATGTATAAAGATACAGTAACCATTTTCAACCGCAAGAAGGGCGCAGATGGAGACACCTGGTACCCGGCTGTGTTGGAAGGGGTAAACCTGAATAAGGACAAAGGTGCTATCTTCCGGCGGTACGGACCGAATTCAACAGATAATGCGGTGCTGAATGTCCGATATGAGAAGTCCGGGGAAGAAATCACCGTATGTGGTAAAAAGTACCTGCAGCCGAAGGTATGGGCAAGAGAGGAACCGTCAGGAGCGATCACGTTCGCGCCTGGCGATTTCTTTTATGCAGGCACATGGAAAGGAACGACACCGCTGTATGACGGAGCATACGGGGATCTGTCCTTTTATGATTACATGCTGAACAACTATGATGATGTTTTCCTGATAACATCGGTCGGGTTTTTCAGTGTGATTCCGCATATGGAGGTGACAGCCAGATGATTGATTTCCCGGATATAAAGAAAGTCCATGTAGACGAAAACGGCCGCATAGAGGTAGATATCCGAATGACGCGGTTTGAGCGTCAGTTTGAGCGGGCTCAGTTTGAGCTTGATTCTATGATCATGACGGATATGGTGCCGTACATGCCTATGATCACATCCACTTTCATCAATGTGACACGGGCCATGTCTGCAGCAGTAGCCGGAACCGGTTATGTGTATGCGGCTGCTCCGCCTTATGGCAGATATCTGTACTACGGAAAGGTCATGGTTTCACCGATGACGGGGAGCCCGTGGGCTCAGTACGGCGAAAAAAAGGTGCTGGTATCCGAATACCATGGAAAGACGAAAGCCAGGGAGAATATCACATTCACTAAGACGTTTCATCCGAAGGTAACGGCGAAGTGGTTCGAAGCTGCTAAGGCGAAACAGGGGAAGAAATGGATCCGGCTAACAAAGCAGCGGGCAGGAGGTGGACAGAATGCCTAACCCGATAGGCGTAGACGCGAGCGGATATGAAGTGCTGACCAAAGCAGTTGCAGAATTGCTGAATCAATTCCCCGGCCTTGATGACAGAATCGTCACGTTTGAGGATCTGGGGGCGACTTCCGGAATAGCTTTCGCAGCTGACTCCGGCGCACTGGTGATGACAGAGCGAAGGAACATTCTGGACCATGTCACCCAAACGTGCCAGTTTCCTTTTTTTGTGGTGTATCGTTCAGCATCGACCAGGGCAGCGCAGAAGATTAATATTCAGACCTTCCTTGATTCCATTGGTAAATGGATCTGCGGCGAAAAGGCAGAGGTAGACGGAGAGCTTATACAGCTTGAGTCATACCCAGCACTCGCACAGGGCAGGAAGATCACAAAAGTAACAAGAGGCAACTCATACGGCACGGAGCCGGACGCAAAAGGTGTGCAGGACTGGCTGCTTCCCGTGACGATAGAGTATACAAACGAATTTGATGACAACAGAAAGGGGTAAAAAATGAAATTAACCCGTGGGGCACATCTTTTTTACATTGACACTTCTTTCGGCTCTGGTACCGCGTCATGGTACCTGGTCGGTAAGGATATCGAGGAAATGAGCGTGGATCTTGGCGCAGATACCGAGACCGTAAAGAACATTCTGGACGAAACATCTGTCCGGCACAACGGATATGAGCCGACCATTGACGCTGATCCTTTCTATGCAGACCCGGATGATGCACTTTATCCGAAGCTCAGGGACATCGCAATGAACAGGAAGAAGGGCGACGACTGCAAGACGAAGTACCTGGAGGTGATCGTGGAGGATACCGATGCGACATCCCACAGTGCCTGGCAGGAAGATTGCTATGTGGTTCCGCAGTCCGTAGGCGGCGACACTTCCGGCTTCCAGATTCCGTTCCAGGTTCTTCCGGCTGGCAATCGTCAGGCTGGATCAGCAACGCTGGCGAACAAGGTTCCGACATTCACAGCATAAGGGTAAAGAGGAATGAAGATGGAGCGAATAAAAATCAATGATGGTACCAAAACTTATGAGATCGTGAACCAGGACGATGAAGTCCTGGGGACGTTCACCTTTAATCCGTCTGACTCCAACATCATCAAGCGGTATGACGCAGTGGTTGAGGCGCTGCAGGCGTATGCGGATGAGGCACAGGGCGCGGTACTCACACAGGAAAAATTTAACGAGGCACAGGACAAGATCACGGCCATGATGGATGATCTTGTCAAGGGCGATGTCCGAGGATCATTCTTCTCCATCTGTGGACCCTTGACGCCTATGGAGAACGGCAACCTGTTCGTGCAGACGGTGCTGGAAGGTATCGGCGCAGTGATCGAGCATGAAACCAAGCAGCGAATCAAAAAGATCGATGAAAAAACGGCCAAATATCTGGCCGAGTATCAGTGAAATGGCGATTACCGGAGTCCCTGACTATAGGGGGCTCCGATTTTCGTATTAGGACAGACTTCCGGGACATTCTAACCATCTTTGATGCGTATGACGACCCGGATCTGCCAGACGAAGCGAAGACCTATATCATGCTGAAGATCATATATCCAGACCTGGACCAGATTCCGCAGGAACACATGCAGGAGGCTGTAGACAAGGCTGTTGAGTTCATGAATTGCGGCCTGGCCGAAGATGATCACAAAAAACCGGCATTGATGGACTGGAACCAGGATGCAGACATCCTGATACCGGCCATTAATAAGGTCGCAGGCTGCGAGGTGCGGACGCTGAAGCACCTGCATTGGTGGACGTTTATAGGCTTCTATATGGAAATCGGTGAAAGCCTTTTTTCTCAGGTGGTCAATATCCGATATAAGCGGGCGCATCACCAGAAGCTTGAGAAATGGGAAAAAGAATTCGAAAAGGATAACAGGAAGATATGCCGGCTTAATAAGCGGCTGTCTGAAGATGAACAGGCACAGCGTGAAGCGGAGCGCAAGGCACTTGAGGAGCTGATTTAATGGCAAGTAAGGTGGACGGATCGATTCTGATCGATTCAAGAATAAATACGGACGGGGTGCAGAAGGGCACCAAAGAGATACAGGGGATGTTTTCCAACCTGATCAAGAGCGCGAAAGGTGTCGGGCTTGCCATTGCTGCAGCCTTTTCTATTAAGGCTATTGTCGATTTTTCAAAGGAATGCATCAATTTAGGGTCTGATCTGGAAGAAGTCCAGAACGTTGTAGATGTCACCTTTGGCAGCATGTCCAACCAGATCAATGAATGGGCGAAGACCACCGCGGAGCAATTCGGTATGTCCGAGTTATCAGCAAAGCAGTATTCGTCAACGATTGGCGCCATGTTCAAAAGCATGGGCATATCCGGGCAGGAGCTGACGGACATGTCAAAGAAGATGGCCGAGCTGGCCGGTGATATGGCGTCATTCTATAACCTGGATACTGACGTAGCTTTCCAGAAGATCCGGTCAGGCATTTCCGGTGAAACGGAGCCGCTGAAACAGCTTGGTGTCAACCTGTCTGAGGCGAACCTGGAGCAGTTCAGACTGTCACAGGGGATGACCACGGCATATAAAAACATGAATCAGCAGCAGAAAGCGCTTCTGAGGTATAACTATCTGCTTTCTGTCACATCTGACGCACAGGGCGACTTTGCCCGGACATCCAATTCGTGGGCGAATCAGACAAGAATTCTCTCCCTCCAGTTCCAGTCCCTTAAGGCCGACTTAGGTGCAGGACTGATCAATGTACTGACGCCCGTGCTGCAGGTGATCAACCGGATCATAGCGGGGCTGGCAAAGATGGCCTCCGCTTTCAAGGCTTTCACGAATCTGCTGACCGGAAAGAAGTCGGACACATCGACCAGCACAGGGGCCGGGGCACAGGCTGCGGCGGACGGGCTGGAGGATGCAACAACGGCGGCTCAGGATTACGCAGACGCCACCGACAAAACGGCCAAAGCCACGAAGAAAGCCAACAAGGAGAACCAGCGGTACACATCCGGGCTGGATAAGATCCACCAGTATCAGACTAACAAGACAGATACCAGCACTCCAACATCTGGAGGAAAAGGCAAAGCAGCAGGAGCCCCGGCAGCGGCGGCAGCAGTGGACTTTGGACAGCTTAATCAAGGTGAAACGGCACTGGATAAGGTCGATAAGAAGATGCAGGCCATTGTGGACAGAATCAAGAAGTCCGCGGAACCGCTCAGAAAGGCTTTCTCAGGGCTCCTAGATACCCTTAAATCGGCTTTTGGCTGGATCCTTGATAATATTCTCATCCCCCTTGGAAAATGGGCCGTAAATGAGGCTCTGCCGCGTTTCTTCACGACTCTGGCGCATATCATAACGATAGTGGATACAGTGCTAAAGGCAGCACAGCCCGGCTGGCAGTGGTTCTGGGATAACGTACTGAATCCGATCATTAAGTTTGCAGCAGATGCTTTTTTAGCTTTCTGGGATACGCTGAATGGTTGGCTGGAGAAGTTTGCGCAGTGGTGTAAGGATAATCCGGCGGTTATTGAAAATGTCACCACATATATTGTGGCATTTTTCGCGGCACTGACCGGGATCAAGGTGATCACAGGGATCATAAACCTTGTGAAAAACCTTGGAACCTTCATAGCAGTGATTAAGACGGTGATAGCTACCATGAATCCGTGGACAATTGTGATCGCAGCAGTGATCGCAGCAGGGGTCCTGCTCTGGAAGAATTGGGATACGGTTAAGGCAAAGGCAAAAGAGATCTGGGGCGCGATTTCCGCATATCTGAAGCGGACATGGGAAACAATCAAGTCTAACGCTTCCGCGTTCGCGAGCGGTGTAAAGAATGTCATAGATAAAGGCTGGAATCTGATCAAGACAGCAGCTTCAACCATATGGAATGGCATTAAAAGTACATTATCCAGCATATGGAGTGGGATTTCTTCCACAGCTTCCTCCATCTGGAAC